TGAATACGCCTGCACGTCAGAGCCAATGGCTACGCCCAAATTAGTTCTAGCATTCGCTGCGGACGTGGCGCCGGTGCCACCATTCGCGACAGGAACCTCGCCCGTTAAGCCCGAAACCGGCGCCGTGAGCGTTCCCGTTACCTCGACCGTATCGAACGTCACATCGTCGCTTGTGCGAACATTCTGATCCATTGCGTAGAGTTCATTAGCGCCTTGGCCAGTATCGACCGTCGCGAATGTTACTGCCGCAGTCGTCTGGACATTCTGATCAAACGTCAGATCGAGATCACCAAACGTGACTGTCCGATCCGCTGTCGGGTCCGTGACTGTAAGCGTCGTCTCGAAAGCATTATCCGTTGCGCCCTCAAAAGCAAGACCAGCGCTACCGATACTACCTATGGTAACACCATCTATAGTGACACCAGAAATCGTACCGCCCGTGATTGCTACAGCATTGGCGTTTTGGCTCGCCATGGAACCGTATGTGGCGATATTGTCCCATGTCTTAATAATGACTGAACTACTCAGCGCTGCGCCATCATCCAACACGACAGACGTACCATTAGTGGCAGTAAATTCATCGTCGTCCAGGAGTATTCCGTTGACAAACACGTCGATCTGACCAACGGTGTACCCTAAAGTTTTACTATTGTTATCAGAGCCAGAAAACGTAGTCTGTTCCGCAGTTGCCGTATATTCGAATTTATCGACTTCTTTGCCAATAACACCCGACAACCATTGCGAGCCATCATTGTCCCACGTGAAATGCTTGTTGCTGGAAGAATTCCAATAAATATCGCCTTCTTGCAACGCAGTTTCGTCGGGCCGTTCCGTAGGCGCGGTAGAATACGATCCGAGATACTGCGTTCCGAAGCCTGTAAGATCGGCAGGTGCAACATTGACCAGCGCGCCACTCGACCACTGCAGTAGATAGGAGTTAACCGCAGCGGGGAGGGTCAGGGACCCTGCCGTATCGGTGATCGCGGTTACTACCGCCCGGCTCGTGGTCTCTTCGATCTGCTGCAGCATCATGACGTAGCGATTGAAAGTGGTGTTAATTTCATCACCATCAAAATCGCCAGCATTCGAGAAATGATGCTCCTGCAACTGCTCGATCGGCATATCACGATAAATAGTAAGGGTACTGGTAGCAGCGATGTTTTGGCCAGTTGTAATAGTACCGCCAGCTTCGACCCCCACCCCGGTCACTGAAAATTGTGTACCGGATGGGGTGGCACTATATGTAAAGGTAGTATCGGTACCGTCTACATCGGTTTCGATTACCTTTATATCGGTTGCTGCATAGACGGGAAAATCATAGGTATAGGGACCTGTCGTCCCGTCGCCAGATACTCTGGTTTTGCCATCGTCGTCGTTAATTTCCAAAGCGGCCATTACTGTTCTCCAGCTTGATTAGCCCGTTCCAAGAAAATCATTCGCTCTATAAGGCGATTTTGAATTTCTTCTCGTTCGATCAAAATATCTCGCGCCGCTTGTTTGTATTCTCTCATTACGAAATTTATCATCCCAGCCTGTTCTACCGCAGACCCGTTGATATAGGCGTCTTGTCGAGTAACCATGTGGTCCAACGCCTCTTTTTGGTTCATCTTTTTGCCGATATTCCAATAGTCAATCTGGAGATCGCGTGAACTCATTGTTATTAGATCATAATGCTCCCACGGTGTCAATCGAATGTTAACACCATCTACCGTAAGATCGCGTTTCGGTTTCGTGGGCATCGCGTCATCGAAAATAAGGCGCTCACCATCGGGACCTTTAATCCCATCGATAGCCAAGCGCTTAATTTCTTTATCCGCAGGGGAGTGAGATTCCTCGGACGTCGCCATGGGGGAGAAGTACGAACTCGCCCCCATCACCCAACCTTTATCCCGCGTACGAATATCGCCCCAATAATTCGTCACTGGGGGTAAATCCTTACCCATACCCGGCACTTTGGACTTAATCGCTTCAAGCGAAGTTTCGACTTGCCGAATCGTATCGTCGTCCATGGAAGTCTTGACGTCCCGTATAATATTTGGTACGAATGAACTTGAATAGCGCTGTACCCACCGGTCCATGTAGCGTTTGGGATCGTCCATAACGTGAATGAAATCAGTGAAGCCTGTCATAAACGTTTTCGACATCGTATTCTGTGCGATAGCACTGACGATGGCAACTGCTAAATCCTGCGCTTCATCGATTTCAGATTGATCTACGTCCACCTGATCCTGATATTTCAGGATATCGACCGTATCGGCAACCGCGCCAATAAGGAAGGCCAACGGCTCCAACCGAGAGTAGGATACGTATTCATATTTCGGAGACCCATCCGCATTGAGACCCTTCTGAACCCGGATCGAGTACGGTCGCCATCCAAACTCGCTGCGCATGAACTGACGCTGTTTTTGGTCGATCGGACCGGAGCCAGTAATTTGACCCTCCATCGCCATCGATGCCGCAACCGCGCCAACAGCGGACCCCATAGCCAATTTGCCCATTGCCGCATCGGCGCGAGCACCGCCCGCTTCCAACTCCTTATAAAAGGAAGGCGAAATTATAGCCACCGCAGGATTCCGCTCCACGACACCCGCTTTAAAGATGTTCGTGGGCGTACGAATAAAGGGGAGAACAAAACGCAGTACAGGGATTCCCAACAACCGGAATCGGCCCACGTTCTTCTGAATATCCTGCCCAATATTCCCTAATTCCTTTTGGAATGTGACATACTGGGCAAAAGCTTGAGAATCCTTCTGAATAGCGGGGTACGCATCAACATCATCCAGTACGGACTTCATTTTGTCGATTACTTGCTTAGGATTGGTAAGTGAACCACCACTCTGCACAACAGTCCGATAAGCAAGGGCATTATTCTGCATGGATGAAGCGATACCCTTAAATAATTCGTCCTGCGTCATAATCACGCGGGTGGGGGTACGAATTACAGCGCCCAATACATCAGCCGCAATACCCGGAATCCCAGTCAAGCCAAGTTGATCAGACGATATGGCCCGCTTCAATTCCGGCATTTCAATTTTTGCAACACTGTCGAATTGCGGGTCACCCGTACGAAATGCTTTACCTGCCAAACGCAAACCGTCTTTCAGCCCCTTAACGGTACCATACATCATGGCAATGGATTCACCAACAAACACACGATCTACGTCTTTCCGACCACCGGCACGAATAGCACCCACCATCCCTTGAATTGCGCGCTCCGGTACTTGCCATCCCATGAATAGAGTATTGCCCACCGTATTAACAGCAAGAGTTTTGACGCCGGACAGAATCCCATTAACCCAGAATTCCATGACCGCATCGCCTGCCCGAGAAAGCACAGAGGGTCGAACCGTTTTTGCAATCTCAACAGGGTTTTCCGCCGTACCTAACGCTCGCATCAGATCGTCAATAGCTTTTTCGCCGCCAAACGAACCAATCATTTCATTAACACGAGCCACACTATCAAAATCTATTGCGCCACCTACCTTTTGTATATTCAACGCTCGACCCGGTGCCGACAAAATCATTTCGCCATACTTAAACACTTCCGATAGCGCCTGGACTTCTAGCATGATCTTAAGCTTGTCAGACGCAGTTGCCGTCATAGGGTCATATATACGGGCCATAGACCGCAGTTGGTAGGCTGCTGCAGTCATAAGGTTGGTAGTATCATTGATTTCAACCGCCAAACGGTTAGCCTGTTCTGCCCGCTTTTTCAAAACAGCTATGTCAGTGCCGGTTACTTCGGACAAACGAGAAATTGTTTCATCCATCGACTCAGTAAATTTCTTACCGCCTGCCCGAGTAATATCACCAAGAGACGCCGCTGCCGCCTTGATATCATCAGTCGTGTTCATACGAAGAAGACTGATATTCAGCGTCTTGTCGGGAAGATATTTACCCGCGTCTCTACCGGCCCACCCCAAAAATCCTTGCAATTGGCCGAATTCTTTTTGCGAAGCTTCCAGTCCCTTAATGGAATCGAAATTTTTAATAACATGATCAATCGGAAGAACAAATTCCCGGTCCCCCAACATAAACTCAACGTGAGTAGTACCTCCTGCTTTCTCCGCCGCCAAAATACCTTCGTCCAGAGAATCTTCTCCAAGAGCAACACCATAAACTTGAACTTTGTCGCCCTTGTCCATTTTGGCCGTCATAGCGGCAGGGGTGACTATATGATCCTTAAATAACTGGTGAGCGTCGCCAAGGAAAGTCCGCTTGGTAGCTTCCTCTCCTCGTGCTTCCTGTACCAATGGACCACGATCTTTACCACCTGACAGCGTTTGATGGCCGAAAATCCTGAAATCGGAGTCCGGTTTACCCGCCGCATCGCCGACTGCACCCTTGATAAGTATCTGATTTTCAAATTCATGGACATCTTCAATTTTGATCGGAGTATTGCGGGGAAGAAGTACTTCGAATTCATCCTCAATGCGAACTCCAGAAATATCGCGAACATTTCTAGTAGCGGACAAATCAAGAGCATTTTGCCCTTCCGGGACTTTGATCTTAAGAATTACTCGCTTATCGCCAACATGTTGGGTGAATTGGTCGGATATCCGAACACTGTAAGAAGTGGACACAAACGCAGGATCGATAATAGTATCGCCCGGTTTCGGAAGAGTTTTCCCCACTACACTTTGATCAATCCCGCGATAAACTACTACATTTTGATTCATCGCTCGTTCAGCAATAATAGTATCTAAACTTTTAGCAAACTTATCGAACGTGGGATCACCGTTCCGCAAGGCGCTATTTATGTCCGAAGAATCGCCCTGATATCGACCCACTACTTCGAGATTATCGTCATTAAGAGTAGCAATATGGGCTTGAGAACCAATGATGTTGCCGTTTTCGTTTTTGATAGCGGTGTCCATCGCATCGCGAAGCTTGTCGGCATTGGATTTAAACCCTAATACGTCTCGAACTGCTTTTAGCCCTTTACCCGCTGCTTTAGCAGTTGCTTTTACGACTTTAGACGCAGGAGCGCCAAGGAAGGGGATCGTGCCAAGTACCGTTGCTATGGCAAGACCCCCTTCCTCCACCATCGAAGAATCCTCCCCCCTATGGCGTCTTTCTTGCGCTTCTAGCAAATCATTAAATGACAACCCGGCTTCAACACCTGGGATTAAATCAGCTAAGCCAATATCACCCAAATTCGATTTAAGCAAAGCTTCCGGCACGCCAGCTTGAATCAAATCATGCCGAAGTTTATTTCCGGAAGGAAAAATTTGATCAGAATTCGCACCTGCCGAGTCTTTGATATCGTCCACTATAGTTCGACGGGGATCGTTAAGCTCCGAGATCACCCGACCAGCCTCCTCGTCGGATACGCCCGTCCGTCCGCCGCCGTCGCCCGTCGAGGGGGTGTCAGGCGTCGGGGCTGCTATGGTGGTACCGTCCGGAGAGGCACCCTCCCTCGCCTCAGCCTCGGCGACGGGTGGCATACCTAAAGACTCACGTACCTCGTCCAGCGTGGAAGGGAGATTAAACTCCTCTTCTACTGCTTCCCGATACTGACTATATGCGTTTACGTCCGGCATTACAATCCCGCCTTTTCTTTCCAATATGCGTCATACTTAGACTGCAAATCTGGACTGACAATTCCGAGCCTTTTTGCTTCCCGATAAGACTTGTGGTTTTGCACCCAATTTTGATTTACTGCATCACCAGTGCCAAAATGTTTATCCACAAGACTAGTCTTCTGACTCCCAGCAGCTTTCCGTTGATTTTTGATCGACTGATACGCAGCAACCGGGTCTTTATCGGGATTGGCCTTCATAACGTTAAACAACTGTTCTTCGATCTCCGTCCTGACAGCAGCATTCTTACGCGATTGCGCGCTAGAAAATCCGCCCATGAGATTTTTGTTTACCGGAAAGTCATTATTCCGAAACTTAATGGCTTGCTTCCACCCGCTGGACTTGAGGAACGGGAAATCTTTAGCGTTTTCAAGCTTGTCGATCCACCGCCGAGCAGTGGGGGCCTTAATTCGGCCCAAACGAAAATCTTCAACAACATCGTTGATTGTCAGATCATTCCCAGCTTTTTCGTCGGGACCAAAGAACCGGGTTGTATACTCCTGATCCGCCGCTTCATCGTTAATATCTGTTGCTTCTTTATCAACAAATTTTATGGTATCCAGACCGAACGCATTGGCATACACATTCTGTAAAGAAGCATTCAATTGTTCATCCGAAGAATCCGGATCGGATTTTACGCCAATATACGCTTTAATAGCAGTACGTTCTTTTTCCTTCATTAAGAAATTTCTACGGGCAATAGAAGAATTAAACGCAGCATTTTCTTGAGTTACGATAGTACGCAATTCGGATCGAATAGACGCCTGTTCTTTCGGAGTGAACAGATCGTCCAATTCCTTATTGCCCGGCTTGGACAAACGATTTAGGAATGCCATCTTACCGGAAAAACCGGGAATACGGCGGAACTCACCACGAAGAGCAGAAATTCGCATTTGCTGTCGGAACGCCAATTTTTGGTCGCCAAGACCTTTAGCAGTGTATACGCCTGTACCTCCAAATTCAAGAGGGCCCTGCTTATCGAGTTCATTGAAGTATTCCTTCTCCAATTTACCCGCCGCATCGAACTGACCTTCCTCTTGAAGATTTAGAATAGTATTCAATTGAGACTTTTTATATTGTTCGAACTGCGCCTTATTAGCATCGACAACAGCCTTCTGCTGTCCCACTATGCTCGAATTTTGAGCCGTCCCCGTATGTAAATCCAAAAACGGGATGATATCGGGATGCAACTGAGCAGGGGCTTGCTCCAGCAATTTACCCCGATAATCGGAAATAGCTCGTCCCATCGCATCCGGATTAGCACGAAGATTGGGATTATTTTTAAATTTATCAATATCAGTCGATACTTGAGCCTTAAATCGGGCGGAAAGACCCGCGATAAGGGACTGATTAAATGCGTGGGCACGAAAACCGCCATCCTGAGAAAACAAGCTTTGGAGGTCTTTTTGTTGTAAATCGGCGTTGGCCGCAGCCTGTGCACCCATATTACCGAAACGAACTTTTTCAAATCGCTCGCCTTCGGCTTCTTTCCGCTTCACAAATCCAACAATACTATTAACCAGAGTATTATTACTCTGCGACAACGAACTGAAATCCGGACGAATGGCTACATTCCCCGGATTAAACGGTTGAATTACGCGACCGCGACGACCGCTAGGTTCCTGAAAAGTGGATAATTTATCCGCCATTACGATATCGCCGTAAATAGACTGCCTACACCGGATGAAAACCCTTTAAAGCGAGCCATACCCGCATTAAAAGACGCGAATGCTGAATTGGATGCCGACCGACTTCTCAAAGCACGGGTGGTAGTACCCGCATTGAAACGTTCAATATCCGTTTCTCTAGCTGCAGCTGCCTTAGAGGATTCTACAAGACGCGCAGGGGAACCGGAAAACGGATTAATATTCTGAGCCGACCGTAACGCTTCCTGGGAACCAATAATCTCCCGGAGACGCCGAACTCTAAACAGAGATTCCTCCGCCTCGTTCGCCTCCTCCGTCGCAATTTGGGCACTGATTTGAGCTTCGGACTGTTTCGATTGTGCCTCAATACCAGCCGCCGCCGCGCTGCCCCCACTCATAGATAAAGCAAGACCACCCGCCGCCGCCGCCGCAGCCAACGTATTACCAACAGTAATCGACCCAGCAGAAGTTGTAACAACTGGAGTTGCCGATATACTTGCTGCTGTTGCCGCTGCCGCTGCTGTACCTGATACCGGTTCCGCAACCATTACACTTTTACCTCCATAACGACTGCCGCCACTTCCATACTAAAAGGGCCACTTTGCGTTACTTTAACAGTTGGGGAGTCAGAATACCCCCTAAATGTCACCCGCTTCGTGCCCGTAAACAAAGACGGTTTAGTATTAAACTGAATTTGGCCCAACCGCAAAAATCTAACGGCTATATCATTCACTTTCAATGCAAACGAATTATTCAGGATCAAATTGGCTCGAACTATCCGACGACGATCGCCAAGGATAGTCCCATCCCGGAGTTCTTTCTCCACCGGATGGGTCTCTACTTCCGGCTCCATGGCGAGGGCGACATAGACCTCAGTCGAATCCCGGCTAATATCAGCAATCTCACCCGAGCTATCTACCGTATGAGTACCAAGATCAAACCCATCCCCAATTACGCGAACTTCCTCGCCCGCTAGATGGGTAAGACCAGAAACAGCGGAAGAAGCAGGAGAATTAGTAATATTAATCCAACAATCATCACCGCCATTTTCTGCGATGGAATCAGGATAGTATTGAAACTGTTCAAGATAGTATTTCGTAACTGAATTGATGGTTCTTTGAACAACGGCATATGTAACCCCATTGATACTGGCGATAGATAGTACCTTATCTGTGGCCGGGCGCGTATCCCCCGATACCCACGCCGTAATGTCCTGCTTACGGATCGTGTTAAGAACCGCCCACGTTCCGTCTGTATTAACAACATAAACAAGATTGGCATCGCGATCATCGAGCGGGCGCTCGTATGCCATTTGCACAACGTTCTTAATAAGAGTATGTGCCGTCAACGAAATGTTAATGGACTGAAATTTTTGATTCATATCATCAAACAAAAATTCATAAATGTTATCGGCCAAATTTTGAGCGAAAATAGTTGCGCCTTCAACAAACACGGGTTTAACGTTCCGACACCCCTTAGTGTCCTGCCTTTCCAACAGGCTATCCGCTGGAGTAATAGGTCTACCCGTGACTTCGAATTCAGCCCCGGAAGTTAATACCTCCAGCGATTCACCCGACATCAACTGTTGAATGGCATTGACCTGATCATCCTCGATGTCGAAATCTAAGGCGTCATTATCATTCCCAATATTAAGGTCAAAATCGAAAAAACGGCCAACACGAGAACCCCAAAGAGTTTGAGGCCGCTGCTTCGACCCCCCAAACCATAAGCGACCCTGATGGAATGTAGCCGATTTAGGGTATCCCCTAGTAGCAGACCAAGCATCTTCATATCCCCTTTCTATCTCCCAGTCCCCGGAAGCGATAGCAGAAGTGTCGATGAACTCAAGTGTTACAATTGCTTCGACTTCTGCAGTCGAATTAAATTTAGTAATGCGAGCCTCACCACCGTTACCAGTGATAAAGCCTCCTACATCCGTCGCCAAAAATTGACTAGTAGATGACGCCAACGTAATCGTCCCCGACTTAGCAGATGGGGTAAGTGTCCCTGTAGGAGTTTCAGTCGACGGAGTAAATGGATATTTAGGTATATAATCAAAAGTAACATTCTGATACGTCCAGCTGACGTCAGTGTTACGAATCAATTCTTTTGGATAATGGTCTTCATGGACCAAAATAAGAGTGTCGGCAGATTGAGTATAATTCAATTCTTTAGCCTGAGCCAACGTAATGGTAGTTACTATGGTAGTCTGAGAAACACCATCTTTAAAAATTTCAATTTGGTTTTCCGTTAACGCAATAATATAGTCTTGAGTAGTCGAAAAATCGAACGGAATAATTACCGCTTCCGACCCGAGATCAGCATCATATTTGAGCGGAGGGCGGCGATAAAAACCACCTTGCGGATGAATAAGTACATTATTCATAGTTTTACCGCCCGAATAATACTGACGAATATCGCGACGAGCGCGACCTCGTTCAGAAATTACCCCAGCAGTAAATGCATTTACAACCTGTTTAAACTGACGGCGCCCTGGTTTAAAAGCTACAGACATTAACCCCTCACATCGGTCAACTTAAACCGTTTGATGGGACGAGCGTGCCGCTGGCGGGAATCCAACCGACGAGCGGTCTTGCCGTATTCCACAGCTACTTCCCCCCAATATTTGGACGTAGTGCCATCTTCCGCTAAGGCGATAGCGAATTGGCTGGCAAGTCGAAGTTTAATATATTCAATGAAGTAGGGCGGGAATGCTGACTCATCTGGTACAAATTGGTAATCCACATAAAGTGAACTATCAGTACCGTGATCACCAGTATAGAGACGACGATTTTCATAAATGTCATAATTCTCCTTTCCGAGCAATCGGTCATCGATATGAACAGAGATTAGGTGGAGAATAGGTGGATCAGTCGGTAATAGATACGACGTTTCCCATTCGTTTTCCGGAGTATCAGCCTCCTTGGTCAACTTGGCTTTACCAATAGTAAATCGCCAAGGATGTTCCGTAATCATGGCCTCCAGAAGACCGGGATAAATATCCCTGCAGGTATCGGATTCTGCGATACCATCATCGAGAGTGTTAATGTTATCCTGCCCAATGAGGGCTAGGGCCATATTATTGATCTGAATTATATCAAACGACATATAGAAAATGGGGGGCCGAAGCCCCCCACCCCCTTAGGCAATGAGCATCGCCACGATGGTAACATCGTTACTGTCAATGTCGCCAGTGCCGACAGAGACAATATATGTCTTGATCTCCGCAGTTCCATCGACATCGAGGGAACAAACCAGAAGATCACCATCATTGAGATCGGTGTTGTCGAAGTAGCCATCCGCTTCAACGACCGTATCCGCATCGTTGGTCGCGTAATGGAAGATTCGTTTGACCGATCCTTCACCGGTTCCGATCGCACCGCCATTGGCGATTTGGACCAGACCTGCTGCTGCGTACGCCATATCCGTACTCCTTTAGTTGGACCTAGCTCTTACGGGCTGCGATCACAGAGGATTTCGTGGACGCCGAGCACATCAATCAACACCGCGCCTTGCGACATGAAGTGATTGATGAAGTGGGAGGCATAGTCACCATGCCACGTGATATCAGCCGTCAATTCGACACCGGCACAATGGCCAATGGCGGACGTATGATACATGAAGCAGGATGAAATGTCACCGGCAGTAACCGGGACGCCGGAGTGCGGGAACACCATCACTCCATGCCACCACTTGGCGAGGAAACCTCGCCCACGGAACGGAAGATGCTCCGAACTGACGTAATCAGCGTGACTGAATTCGTCAATCTGGAGAAGATCGGTCCATTCCTGCCAACCAACCGGCAAGTACATTTGGCCGTCATCCATCGGAACGTCATTATCACCAAGGGTGCGAATGGCTTCCAGGAATTTGGCCAATGTCATACCGGCACCGCCAGCAGCGGACTGTTGGGTTGCACCACCGAGGGCGTCGAAAATGATTTCGTCGGTCTTACGACCGATTGCCCAAGCGCCAGCGTTCGAAAGAACTTGGCGTTCGTCGATGGTGATTTTTTGCTCGTCGAGCTTGTCGACCCAATCACCGGCATAGTGATCCGAAAGGGTACACGTTACCGGGTCATGAGAAACGTTCATCACAGGTACTTTGCCGTGACGAGTTTTCGTGGATGCCGTTCCCTTACCAGTCTTCTGGAAGGTATCGGTGCTGCCTACCACGTTTGTCTTGTTGCGAACAGTGTTACGCAACCGAGAGCCTTGACGCTGATATGCCTCATGGGCTTCCGATTCATACTGGGCAACAAAGGCATCTGACACATCTTGAGTCATGTCGATTCTCCGTTGTTAAAACGACATTTCCCAGTCTGCTCTCGGTTGTCCTGACGGGCCGAAAGTTGGCGGGCCTTGCGGTTATCCGCCCTTTTGCTTCTCAGGAAACAATTTCTTAAACCCTTCATCCACTTGCTTCACAAACGCTGCATCGCGTTGGCTCTGGTCGTGGTATCTCGGGTCCCTCATCATACCGCGTAACTCTTCGAGGGTCAAGGATTCTCCAACATCCCCTTCGTCACCCGGTATCGGAGCTTTCAGCACCTTAGTGCGAATTTCGTTGAAAAGATGAACTGCTTCGGCAGAGATTGCCAAAGACTTCATCGTAGCAAATCCATCTTCCGAGAGATTGTTTTGATAAAAATCCTTGTTTTTCTTGATTACGGCATCAGCCTGATCACCAAGACGCTCCCGCTCCAATTCCATGTTTGCCATAAAATTGTCGATGTTCAGCTTGATAAATTCATGGGCCAATTTATCGTGAGCTTCTTGAGAAAGGCCGAGTTCCTTCGCCATGGACGAAAACCCAACATACATCGGGTCTTCTTTATACTCGTCTGCCGAAAGAATTTTCTTACCCTCAATCTCAACGTCGGAGATTTCGTATTCTTCCGGAGCGCGGCCCTCATGGAACTGCTTCTCAAGCTCCTCGTAGCTTTTAAGGAACTTTTCAACGTCGATTTTGCCGTCTTCGTCTTTGAACTTGTCCGGAACTTTCTCGATATCAAATTCTTCGCCGAGAACAAAGGGGAGGTCTAAAGGTTCTTTTTCGCCTTCCTCACCCTCAACTGGTGCGCCATCGATTTGCTTCTGAGAAGACCCAGGTTCATCTTTTGCGACTTTCCCCGGTTCGCCTTCCTCTTGTTTTCCCTCTTCTCCATCTTCGATCGGGAGGTCGGGCTTTTTTCCTTCTTCTGATTTTCCCTCTCCACTGTCATCGAATAAACTTTCACTGCCACCGGCACCGGCATCTTCGGCCATTATTTACCTTCCTTCGATCTATTGATCTTTACTAGCGCATCCCTGATAATTGAATTCTGCCCCTCCCGGAAAAATGCCACTTGTGCATCTATATCCGGTCGTGCCACAGGCTGACTCATAAACTGCTTTTCCCAGTACTCCAACACTCTTTGCCCTGCTGGAGTACTAAAGGTTTTATTAAAATTGTCGCATAATTCCCGATACGTAGATTTCGCTTTCGGATCGTCTTGATCCGGCTCACTCGGGAAAAAAGGAGGATCGATTCGTGATTTAGCCACTTGATGCTTGGATCAACCGAGACGCGGGACCCACTACATCTTCGCCCTGCGCTTGTGCTTCCATCCCCGAAGCAATCAACTGGTTGATCATTTCCTCGTTGTTTGTTAACTGAGGCGGAATCCCTGTTTGTTCCGTGATATATTCAACCAACTTACCCGGTTGCCACATAACCATCCCGAGTCCGGGAAAGATGCTATTAGCGACACCGTTCGTCTCCACTAAATCCTGTAAATTCTTTCGTGCTTGCAGCTGAGCCAATGGAGAGACAAATTTAATATCTACTTCTCGACCGTCCAAATTGAATGGCGGGAGACGACCGGCCTTCTGGAAGATGTCCAAATGGCGAGCAATCAAACTTTTGACAAATTCCGTTTCAACTCGCCCAAACGCCTGTGGCACTTGCTCAACACGCCTTCCAGCGCGATCCCGGACTTCCTCTGCAGAGCGGACAGCTTGGTCCAGAGGGTCCATGATATCATCTTGTAACTTACGCTTAATAGACTGACGTAAATCTTCAATAACAATATTGCCCAGATCAAAGTCACCCGATCGCGGCAACGCGTCCAAAGACCGACCATTTACTCCTCCATTGAAACCAACAGGGATTACGGCACCCGGCTCGATAACGACTTCCTCCGGATCGAGGACACCATCATCCGCTGCAGTATAAACACCACTAATGGCGATGGTCGCGTTTTGTAGGATAAGTTCTAGTGCCGCGTTGAGCGTTTTGATATCTGGCAAGGCATTAATGAGAGGTCCGCGACCGTAGATTTCTCCGGGAACTTTTGACCATCTTCCGTGAGACCAAGGATTTGTGTCGTGTTCATCCCCGAATATCTGCTTTTCGTCCTTCTGTAGAAAGATTTTGTAATCCCACCGTCTCTCATTTGGGTTGTAGAGGCAGGATTCGAGCAGTTTGATTTTTTCGTCGGGTTTTTCGAGCATGATGCGGGCCGTCTCTTGAGGAATTTCGGCTCCTGGCCATTCATGCTTGATAACGTCAATTGTTTTACTAAAGTCTCGAAACGTTCCCCAAATCGACCCATTTGGTCCCTCCACAAATACGAGCGACGGTGATGGTACTGCGCTGTTTACTGCGGGTTGCTCGTCGTCGTAATCCTGTGTGAGCATGGAACAGGTCCCGACAGCGAGATCGTGGAAGGCTTCGTTAACTTCGTCGTCGAAGTTCGTCTGCGACAAGAGGTTGAAAAATTCTTGCTGCACAACGGATAAGAGCGCGTTTGCCTGTGGCTTGAGTTCATCAGGAATATCAGAACCAGCCACAAAATTAACCCACCATTGGTCAGCAGGAACCATAGTGGACTGGACAAAATTTGCGAAGTTTCCTGTAGAATCGACCGCAGTGGAGTCATAAACTCGACCGTGCTTTCGCGCTCCTTCCATATGATCAGAAGTTAGGTCCCGATTGGGAATCGCAAGCTCGTATATATCGCGCCAATAACCAAGCCATTGGTCGCGCCGCCTTTTGTTGGCATTATACTTGCGAAATTCGGGAACGGTACCGGTCATTTAAACACCAAGAGTCGTTTTGTCCGGGACTCCAGTTTCAGTCTCGCCATCGGGGCGATCCCCGAAGAGCCCGATTCGGCCCGTGACGCCCGATCGCACTGCGCGGGATTCGGCGAGAAGTTGCTCCTTCTCGATCCGCGTTTGATCATCTGCTTCGGCTTGACGCTGGCGCGCTAGCGCCTGTTGCTCTTTCAAAGCCGAATTATCCGGTGATTTTGGTGTCGGTGCTAAACTCAAGACCACCCTCCTTAATGAGGTATCTATAGAGTTGATAAGGGGAGATAATTCTCCACGATCTTATCCCAAAAAGCGATTTTACCACAGATACACATGAGTGAGGCAATAGAGTAGGAACGGTGCGTATATTCGGCTTATTCATCCACGCTACGACCTTTGCTCCTACTTCTTCGTGGAGAAAATCATCAAGACCAGAAAATCCGGACGTTCTCAAAAAATCCTGCGGTATGATATCCACCTTGGTTTGCCAAATAAGAGGATCAATTACCACCCAAGAATCCATGGCCGCTTCGTACGTAAATGCACAACAATGGTTATACTTAACCTTTTTAGTAAACCAACGTATATACCACGGGATTCCGGACTTCTTCCCTGATACGGGTAGAATTGTCCTATAATCGATGAAGGCTACGTGCCATACTACCTCAGTGGGCTGAATCCAGTCTTTGCTTTGAAAGTACGCCTGCGTGATCCCCCTAGATTCCATCGTTCATCCTTTCTTTTATTTTTACCTTTAACTACCTTGATCTCCCCCATACCGCAGTAGGCGTATTGTCGGGCTTCATGTATGTGCGAGTATTCGTTCTTCTCCCAGTCTTCCGCGTACCGAGTTTTCCCAGGAGTCTTGAGTTTTCGATAGTGGAATCCCCCGGTAAATCCTTGCTTAAGCATAAAACACGTAGGCGAGATAAGGTATCCGGGCTGTCCGTCAACCAGTCGACTGAGACATGCTTCACCTGCCGAGAGTCGATCCGCCTTATTTTGAGTTGGAGCGCCCCTAACAACAATCCTGTTGGCTCTAAGTATATCAAAGTATGTCCGTTCATCGGATTGTCCTCCGAAACCTCCAGAGGGGTCCCCCCAGAAATTAAACTTTGCATCTGGAAAGACAGTTTTACACTCGTTGTAAAGCGCTTTGGCAAAATTTTCCGCACCCATGTCTTCGCAAACCAACTCATGTACATCTTGGATTTGACCACGTGGAGTTTGCTGGGAGAAGCTAGCTGCGGGTGTACGACCAAAATCAAGCCCAACGGTAATGACTCGACCCGGTATCCAGCGTAGGGGTTCGTTCGATATGTGTGCATCAGGGTTGAAATTTGGGTAGACAAGTTTCCCGTCGAGGATCGAACCGAATTTGTTACCCACGTAAATGCGGATATGAGCGTGCGTCTTGCCTTGGATAAGATTGGTATAATAGTCTGCCGGTAGATTTTCAGCATTTTCCGCCTCCGGATTCGATATCCATTCTATTCCGCCTCCCGGAGTTTTGCGCTCCAGCATCGCTCCCGGTTGAGTCAAAAATTCCCAGTTATTCGGTTTAAGTACCCCGTCATCAAGCTCAGTAAATCCCTCAAACTGAGCCCACCAATGATTTTCCTCGGGCGGGTTGGTGTCCATAATGACCCCATACCACGTTGGACCTCCAGCGCGTTTTGAAGGGTATCTACCGACACGTTCCGTACACGTTTGGACGACTTCCAATGGAATTTCACGCGCTTCGTTGACCCATACGCCCGTAAGTTCAAGAGATAGGAGTTTTTTAACATCATCCGGTTTATCCATTGCGAGAAAATAAATTTCTGCGTCAATGTCGTCATACCGAATATGATGAAAGAATGGGACCCGTCTTCTAAATCTTCCGAATATATTTTCAGGGAACCAATCGAGCCATGTCTTAATAGTTGTAGTCTCAAGTTCTGGATACGTATTTCGAATAACGGCCCAGCGACTTCGCCGTATCCCACTTTTATCTGGGCGCTGCTGTTTGCATCTAAGAAAAACTTCAAAGCAACAACCAACCGACTTACCACTGCCAATTGGTCCACGTATTCCGCGCACAAAGGTATCCATGGTGTGGAATTTGGACATGGTTGGAGTTGATATATACTCAATGACATTGTTTCCCTCCGGTTCGTAGTTTTCTACAAAGTCACTTTCTATTCCGGAAAAGTCAAATTCCTCAGTGCTCATCGCATTTCCTAACGTCAACGTCCACCAAAATAATTCCATCGTCGGTTGGGACGTAATCATTCACCCTGATTGCGTGCGTACCAATATCATCCACATGCAAACTTTCAACAAAAACTACCTCCCGGTCCTCGTTGAGTCCTTTCACTTTAATCAGATGGGGGTTCCCCACTGTGTATTCAGTTTGAATCACTCTTACTGTCGTCTCGGGGTCCGTAACTCCCATCCTTCTTCCTTTCTGAATTGATTGTAATACTAACTTTCGTGTCTTTGGGATCGTTTTTGCCTAGCCCGCTCTCTTTGTCTGCGAGGTTCATTATCCTCGCTAGCTCCTTAAGTGCCGATGTCCTCTCCGACGACTTAACCCCACCATCAGCCTCGCGCATGAGCCTCGATACGACCCATGTTGCATTTAGACGAGTTTCTTGCCGCAGGGCTTCGAGGGCATCAAGTATCTCGTCCTTCACCTTGTCCATCTTCAACCATCTATTCACGGTATCTCTGGACACATCCAATTCCACCGCAGTCGCGCTCCGATCCCCCATATTACGTATGAACGCCTCGACGAATAGTAACTGCTTAATCGTCATTTTCTCCCGAATATCCTGTTGAATATGGGAGAACCCTTCATTGGGTATAGGTTCAATCGCTGGCAAGTCTTCGTCGCTGCTCACGGTCTTTCAACTCCTGATAAAGGTTTGGCGCGCGCTTGTAGTGTTCTACATTTTCCTTCTTAGGTATATTATAATACTCGTAGGGTCCTTTGGCAAGGTCAATTACCCCTTCTTTATGTTTCTTCCGCAAAAATTGGATCCGTTCCAAAATTTTTTCTTGCCTTCTCAAACGTCGTCCAATCCAACTATGCCTACCCCCTTTATGGCTCATACGCGCAGCGCGAGCATTCGAGCCGTGATAAGCATATTCCCAGCAAAATAATTCCTGCTGAACAGTGAAGCCCCACCCGCGCCAATGAAACCAAGGGACTCCGCGATATACTATCTTACGCTCCATCGGGTCCTCGTCTTGCTGTAGTGGGTGTGTAGAGTACTGTAGAGTATGTACCCCCTACACCAGAGCCCGCGACGGACGCGGGCCAGAGCCAGATGTAGGGTATGTAGTGGGTCCTACCCCCTCTCTCATGGGGGAGTATATAGAGGATGATAGAGGAGAGCGACCGGGAGGAGTGCGCCTCCGATACTCTACACCCACTACAGATAGGTCGAGAGGGCCAGAGGCCGCGACGGACGCGGGCTGTCGTGTAGTGGGTGCGCTGGGTCCTACCCCCTACACATACTCTACATACATAACAGAAAGCATGGAAAAATGTAATATCTCGCATCGTGTCAGTACAATATATATCAAGTGACCTGATGGCGCTTAGTCCAAAAATCGATGCCGTTCCGGCGGCGCTGGGTCCTTCCAAAAAGAACGCGCGTTCCTTTTTCCCTTTGTCGGGCTTCCGGCGTCGCGCTGCGCAAGGCGAATGCGGCTCGAACGGGGACGAGCAACACAGCGGCCCGGCATGGTTGCGGGTTCGTGACGTACTCACCCGGTTCGCTCTTCTGGCTGTCTAGCGGCGTTCATCCCGTTACTCTACGCTGTTCGTTGAGCACCGTCAAGCGTCCCGCAACGCAGCTCGTGCGCCGTTCGTCCCGGCTCCGCCTCGTCGCCAACATGCGACAGAGTGTCGCGCCCCTCGTCTTCCTCTTGACACGGCAACCCGGCTGTGCTTTTTTGGTTGGGTTGATGGGGCAACACAGCCCCGAACCAGAGAGTAGAGAAGGAGCCACACCATGGCGAAAAAAACGAAAGACGCGAAGACCGAATCCAAGCTGACCAAAGACCAAGCCGACGCACAGAAGCTCGTCGAGTTGGACGCCGACCCGTCGATCGAAGACGACGAAGCGCCCACCCCCAAGAGCGTCGTCCCGGAGAAGTACAAGCGGCAGTACGGCAAGACGGGTAACAACGGTGACGACCTCGCCACGTTCCTCAAGGAGTTGGACTTCGAGGCCGATGTTCTCCCGAGCGCCAAAAAAGACGCGGGGATCGACGTTCTGGATCGCTGGGGCCACTTGAATCCCGGTATGCAGCGGATGAACCTCGGTAACGTCCTTCGCGGCGCGATCAAGAAAGGCAACGACGTAACGATCTGCGGTCGCACTTTCGCTGACGCGCCGGTCTAAACCGGAACCCATCCACCCGACCAGCCCGGTATGGTTCGCCCTGCCGGGCTTTCGGGGTAGAGAGTTCTAGATAGGGGGTAATCATGACTTGCGCAATCTACGGAATCAACGAGACGAACCCGCTGCCCTACTCGCACGACGACTTCTACGACAAAGAGAAGTACGCGGGTCGCGTTTCGTGGGGCGACAATCGACTGAAACGCGTGATCCGGCTTCGCTTGTTGAGCGATCCGGGCCACCCCGTTTGGGACGTTTCGTACTGCCACGGCGTACTTAAAGATGGACGCACGTGCGACGTTGAGTTGCCGTTCCTTCACCTGCCGCGTCGTGGATTCCGACGCCACATCGTCATGCACGCCAAAAAAGACGGTGTGTTCGCGAAAGGTCTCGGCATTCTCGACAACATTTCGACGCTCGTATAGGAGGAGCAAAGGAGGGGTATGGTAATGTTCTTATTCCATTCAGCCAAATGGGGCGAGCAGTCCCTACGCGCAACATTCAAGATCACGAACGCGCAGTACCTCAAGATCGTGAAAGTAGTGCGCCACATGAACGACGACCAGATCGGACTGACGCTGATTCGTCTGAACGAACGTTACACCAAAAAGCAGCTTATGGACGTTGCGGGATTCAAAGAATTCCCCGAGGATTGGCAATACGAGAATCAAGTCGAAGTCCCTTCTTTTGGCCAATTGGTCGAAGAACTGCGCGCATGGGGGTATAAAGGATGAGGTATTTCGAAATGCGGCGCGCGTCACCTTCCGATCTTCGAATGCAGATGGGAAAAGTTCCACACATTGTGAACGGCCAGTGCCGCTGCGAGAAGTGTAAAGGGTATGGGCACACATTCAAGACTAAATATTTCACTAAAGGTGGGGTGAAGTATCGCTACAAAGGCCACGATAAGGAATGCGGGCTGTGCAACGGGTACGGTGAGATTCTTATTGACGGGTAACAAAGGACGTGTTAAATTATGTTAGATAAACCGATCCAAGAACTATCACTCGACGAGTGCAACGAAGAATTAGAGTTTATCGGAGCGGCGCGAAGATTCGAATCTCTTTATCACGCTCGCGTCAAAATTTGGAAATTGGTCAACAAAGGAGAAATTCACATGGCCGACGAAGCTAAAGCGATAACTGACGATAAGAAGCTCAAAGAAAAGCCCAAGCCAGTGTGGGGCACGTCCGAATACGAAAATCGGCGCGTCCACACTCCGAAGGGACCAGGCCTCATTGTGTCGGAAGACAAGAAACTCGGCGTGTATAAGGTCAAGCTGGAACGCGATCCGCAAGACGAAGTGCAGGTGACGATCAAATCGACGCGGTTCAAGGCCGTCGACGATTCGTATCGCGACAAGTACGAAGTCGACAACGCCGTGAAAACCGAGTCCGGCGCGCCTTCCATCAACAACGGTGACGATGTTGCGCAGGCCCTGATGGGCTTGACTTCTGCCGAACTTTCTGCGGTGGCTAATGAAAATGGCCTCAAGGAAAATTGGGACAAGTGGACTAAGAACAAACTCAATCCGGGAATGAAACGGATGAATCTCGGCAACATGCTTCGCCGGAAAGCAAACAAAGGCGAGAAGGTCACGATCGTTGGGAAAGCACCAGCCGCAGCGGCGAAAAGCAACCAATCGGCGCTCGACAAAACTCGTGATGAACACGAGAAAAAGAAGAAGGAGAACGAGAAGAAGCGTCTCGAAAACCTCAAGAAACAGCGCGAAAAGCAAGCCGCAAAGAAGAAAGCGGCCTAGCTGTAGGGTATGTAGTGGGTGCGTCGCCGCACCCACTACGCCCAGACCCCGCGTCGGACGCGGCCTGTAGTGTATGTAGTGGGTGTAGAGTATGAGACGCCACATCTCCCTAAGGGACAGCCTCCCCCCTATAGGACCTCCTCTCTCCCAAAAAATAAGGAGAGAGACCCACTACATACACTACACTGGCCGTCAGCCCGCGACGGACGCGGCCTCTGGTGTAGAGTATGCACCCACTACGATACTCTACACACCCACTACAGCAACATAGGAGAGAGTAATGAGTATATATTGTCCGAACTGCGGATCGCCTCAATCCCGTGTTAAGGATTCCAGGCCGACCGAATCAGCGATACGGCGTCGCAGAATGTGTCACAGCTGCGGTTATCATTACACCACTTATGAAGTGGAAGCAACCACGATCGAGGGTATGATGAACGAAGCAAATAGGGGCAACGCTGCGCTGAAAGCAATAGCGCAAGCGATCCTGGATTCCGACGTCGCACCAGTCATTCAACCACAAATAAGGACAGAAGATGCGAAACTTGAATCGAGGCGTATTGGACGACAACTCACGGACCACTTGGCTAAGGAAAAACGAGTGGGTAGTGCAATCGATAGTCCTGTTGGTCCTTCTGGTCCTTTTAGCGGGACATTAACTTCCTCTTGACCCGCACCACCCCCTGTGCTAGGATATAGGTACAGCAGCCCTTTAACGGCCCTGTATGGACCTCCCCAAGGTCGGGGGTGGGGTTTTGGACGAGAACCCCACCCCCACTAAAAAGAAGAGAGTAAAGAATGGTTAAACGAGTTTTCATCACCCAAACCGAAGATCATCGCGATTTTAGCGCCGCCCGCACATACGGGACATTGGTTCCGCTAGTCGCCAAAGAACAATTCCCCGACAATTACGACATGATTCGTGTTCGAATGATTATGGAGCGGAAGCTCAAGACGTTCGACCCTACGCGCGACAGTCTGCTTTTATCTGGCGACCCAATATTGATGGTTGCCGCATCAGCAGCAATCTGCGCCCAAGGGGTAACACACTTTCGCTGCCTGAAATGGGACAAGCGAGAGCGCGGATACTTCCCAGTAACGGTGACGCTATAAACCAAAGGAGAGAGTAAATGACTGTAGTAGATTTATCGATTCGCAAACTTCGGGATACAGCTGAAAAGCTTACTTCTGATCTTGTTCATCTTAAGGATTGGGTATATACCGAATCAAAAAAACAATCCCTGCCCGCTCTGTTGCAAGATTATGTTGAATTCCATCAAGTAGCGACCGAACTTGACAAGCTAACCAAAGAAATTAGCAAGTGTCGCGCCCAAATCAAAGAATTCCAAATCCCCGAACGCTTCGATGAAGAAGGCGTCAAGACAATGACGATCGAAACGGAGAACGGTCCGTTCCGTTTGACCGTATCGCAACGAGTGTTCGCTTCAATGAAAGACAGAGAATCTGGGATGGGTTGGCTCGAAATAAACGGACATGGTGAATTGGTCACTCCGACCGTGAACGCCTCCACTTTGTCCGCATGGGCCAAATCTCAAATAGAAGAGGGAGAAGAACTCCCCGAAGAGGTGTTCAACGTAACGTATCGTGAAAACACAAGTGTAACGAAAGTGAAATAGTATGGCTAAAAGTAAAGCTGTTGCAAAGCAAGAATCGGGCGCGCTGCCCACATTCATGAATGACTACCGTGGCGAGGGCACGGAAGCAGGTACGTCAGAAGACCTGATAATTCCCCGCGTAATCCTGCTGCAAGGCATTTCGGAACTCGTGCAATCGGGTGACGAAAAAGCAGGCGACTTCTACCACCTGTTGGGCGATTTGTCCCTAGGCGACACGGTTCGCATTATTCCGCTCTACTACACGAAGCGGTACTTGCTGTGGAACCCGCGCCATGATGGCGGTGGTATTTTGGCCCGCAGTGACGACGGTGTCCATTGGAACCCGGCTAATCGCGAGTTTGAAGTCAATCTCTACAAAGGCCAGAAAAAGACAGGCGTATGGAAAACGGCAGATACCGTGCGCGAAAGCGGACTGGCTGACTGGGGTAGCTACGATCCCGATGAAGAGGATTCGCCGCCCGCCGCAACCGCGATGCACTGCTTTGCGTGCTGGTTGCCCGATCATCCCGAGTTGTCGCCTTGCGTGATAACGTGTCAACGATCGAGCGAAAAGATCGGCAAGGAGTTGTACTCCAAGCTTAAAATGGCGAACGCTCCCTCGTACGGGCTGGTCTACGAAATGTCGTCTTCGGACGAAACCAACGATCGGAACGAGGACTTCAAGTCCTATAAGTTCAAGCGGGTCGGTTTCGTTGAGGATGAAGCTGAGTTCCTCTCCATGCGGGAGTATTACGAAAGCTTCAAGAATCTGGGTATGCAGATTCGCGACGAGGAAGGCATGCAGGAGTCCGAATCCTCGGTTCCCACGGAAGAAGACGAACGCATGTAGAACTGGGGGGGCTTCGGCCCCCCTTCTTTTTGGAGGTTTAAATGTCAATCACGGACGACGAAGATGTTAAGCTGCAAGAAATCCTGCAGGATTGCAACGACAATTTTGAAAAACTCAACGGTTGGGAGCAGGGCTTCATCAGCGACAACCAGCAGCGCTATGAAGAATACGGGGCTGGAATTCGCCTTAGCGCCAAACAGTGGAAAATTCTCTACGCTTGTCAAGAAAAGGCAGTGAACTGATGTATCCGCGCAACGATCCTCATCTAAAAGGCGAAGTCGTAATTGGGCGACCCATATCAGAAATGGACCCCCGCTCTCGTTCTTGGCGCGCCTATTGCGTCCGAATGTGGGAAATCGTGATGTCGGTCACGACTTTAGGTCAATACGAAGAAGCGGAGTTTATTGATGCAATTCGATCCACCAAGGCTTAAAGATGTTTCAACTGTTGTTTATGACACAGAAACTACTGGACTGGATTGGAAAACAAAAAAAGTCTGCGGGTACGTCATTACCCTTGGCCCCCGAGAAGACGACACTTTCTATTTCCCGGTTAGGCATGGGCAAGGCGATAACTGTGATGCCGGTCAGGTCGAAAAGTGGATTCAGACCGAAATTGCGGCACGTGACGATATTCGCATTGTCGGTCACCACCTTAAGTTTGATCTCCACTTTAGTGCTAATCATAACATTGAGTTTAAAGGCCCAGTGGAATGTACTATGGTCAACGCATGCCTTATTAACGAGTATATGCCCTCTTTTTCACTAGACGGAGTGAGCAAGTATCATGGTGTGCAGGTCAAAAAGGGTGAAGCCCTCTATCAACATCTTGCAGAAGAATTCGGTGGTGAAGCTAACCGACGCCAAATGGGCAATTACTGGAAGCTTGATGCCCAAGACCCCCTTGCGCACGAGTACGCGAAGGGCGACGGTACATCGACTTGGCAAGTTTGGGAAGAACAGCAGAGATTGATCGATGAAGACGATCTACGTACGGTACACGACCTCGAATGCCGAGTACTCCGAACTCTTTTCCGTATGGAAAGACGAGGAGTGCGTGTTGATGAACAACGTCTGGGACAAGTTAGACAACATGTCGAAAGTGAGATTGAACGGGTTTCTAAGTCGCTACCCGATGGCTTTAATCCACGAAGCTCCATCCAGATGCAAGAATATTTCGCAGATTGTAAAGATGAATGGAATCTCACGCCAAAGGGCAATCCATCGTTTACAGAAGATTGGCTCAAAGAAAGAGAGAAGGGCCGAGATATTATCACACTCCGGAAGTTCACCAACCTCGTTAACTCTTTCCTTGGTCCGCTTGCTGAGAAACATATCCACAATGGGCGAGTGCACACTAACTTTAACCAACTCAGGGGAGAGGCTTTTAATTTTGAGGATAAAGGCTCCTTGGCAAGACTATCTTCTAGCCAACCTAACATGCAGCAAGTACCTAAACACAATAAGGAGCTTGCTGTCTTATTTCGGTCCGTGTTCGTCCCGGATGAAGGAGAAAGATGGCTCTCCATGGACTACAGCCAACAAGAGTACCGAATTTTCTCTTATTACACTAAATCCCGAAAACTCATCGGAGGGTATTTGTCCGATCCACCTATTGACATGCACGGGACAGTAGCCCAAATGATGAATGTCGATCGCGACACTACTGCCAAGCGGATGAATATGGGCTTGATCAATTGGATTGGTGTGGCGAAATTGGCCGCGTCTCTAGGGTGTACGGAAAAACAAGCCAAATTGTACAAACGACAGTATTTTCACCAGTTCCCAGAGGTTAAGCTGTTCCTGGACAAAGCCAAATCTATTTGTGAATCGCGCCACCCGGTGCCGTACGCCAAAACTATCCTTGGTCGAAAGCAACGGTTCCCAGGGAAAGAGAAGAGATTTACCTATCGGTCGTCGTCCCGTTACGTACAAGGTACGTGCGCGGACATGTGTAAATTAAAAATGGTAGAATGCGACGACATGGGGTATACCCCATTGTTGCAAATTCACGATAGTTTAGACTTTTCGATCCCGATTGCGGAAATCAAGGAGGCGAAAGCCAAAATCGAAGAACGGATGATGGCGTTTGGTCCCGGTGACGTAATCGATTTAACTTTGAAAGTAGGCACCGTGCCGATGGCAGTTGATATTGGTGAGGGTGCAAGTTGGAAGGAGGCTACGTTCGGTGCCGACGAATGAAAAACAGTTTCAAACCCAGTTGCGCCTTGCAATGCAAGACCAAGGGTGTCACGTTTTTAAGATTTCTGATCGCTTTAGGGGTGGGATTCCTGATCTCTACGTTAAGCATCCCGATTACCCTAGTGTATTTATCGAACTCAAGTTTCGAAAGTCGGCAAATATTGCCCTTGGACTTTCACAACTCCAACGGCGGTTCATAGCAAAGGAGCAAAAACATGGCGGAAAAGCAGGATGGTGCTGCTGCGTCACCGAAGGATCAACCGACACAATCTACGTCTCAACCGACTGGAATAGCAGTCACCCCCGTGACGGACAAATTGCGTATATACGTGGGCGGGGAGAGAAACATCAACATGGAGCGATTCTTCAAATCCTTACAGGATAACGACGAATTAAGCAGATATGCAATATCGGAAAATAGAGGCGATAAATACGGCGATCGATGGGTCAATTTTGGTATTGCCGCGTCCCTGCGGGCCACTCTTCGCGACGGTGTTCGGAGTAACGTCCATCGCAAACCCGGCCCAAAGGAAATGTTGTGTCTCGAAGAAGCGATGCTCAAGTTCGCTCGAATCGCCACTGGTCGGGTCGTAGAAGATAATTACGACGACATCATAAATTACGTCAAGTACGCTAAAGAATTTGCAACCAAAGGGGAAGTCAATGTTCGGAAAAAGAGGTAAGATCAATTTGATTATCGATGGTCAGTTTGGGTCGTGTGGCAAGGGATTGGTTAGTTCCTACTTTTCTCCGCAGATAGGCGAAGCCCTGCATTGTTCGACCAATGGAGCAAATTCTGGCCATACTTCGTATCTCAGCGACAAGAAAGTAATACTCCACCATCTGCCGACATCGGCAATTCACCGCTACGCAAAAGACGATGTTTATATTGGACCCGGATCAGTTATTAATCCCAAGCAATTGGCAGATGAAATCGCGGAGCACGCCAACAGGATAGGTACTATAGTTATAAGCCCCTATATAGCCGTGATTACACAGGCCGATATTGACGCCGAGGCTGACATAGCCAAATCACGTGGATCGACGGCAAGTGGAACCGGTGCCGCATTTACCCGGAAGATTATGCGTCGTTACGATGAACTCCCCTACAGACAATTGTTAGCGGAGTGGGGAAAAATAGGGTTTTCCCACGCCAATTATGACACCAAATTCGATGAAGTAGATTGGTCCGTAACTTTGGACCGAATGCCCGCTTTAATGGAAGTAGCGCAAGGATTCGGATTGAGTCTCAATTCTAGCCACTATCCTTATTGCACGAGCCGGGACGTAACACCGGCACAAGCGTTGTCCGATATCGGCGCGCATCCTTCCGCACTGGGCGATGTTTGTATGGTGATACGTACCTATCCAATTCGGGTGGGAGGTAAATCTGGCCCCTTCTTCGAGGATTCGATCGAGATCGATTTCGACAAAATCCAGCAAGAAGAAGAATTGACCACCGTAACGCAGAAAGTGCGGCGCATAGCGACATTTTCTTATTACCAATTCGAACGGGCTGTGAAGAAGATTCAACCCAACTATCTATTCGTCAACTTCATGAACTACTTTCAATCGACAGCACAGGAGCAGGGATTTTTACGATCACTGGACTTGGGTCGCTTTGATGAGGTATACTTAGGGTACGGTCCCACTAGAAAGGACGTTAAAAAATGGCGCGACACGAAATAAACGTATTTGCAGAGGCGATGGAGCTTAAGCTTCGTCGAAACGACCATAAAGGTGGGTGGGAGGAAACCGATCTAGATACCCTCTTTATTCGTCTGCGAGAAGAAGTCGATGAATTGCAAGAGGCCATTGAGCGGGAAAACCCGTTTGAGGTCTTATTCGAGGCGGCAGATGTCGCGAATTTTGCTATGATGATAGCATGGAATGTCGGAAAGGAGTTATTTAATGGCCGACGAACTTAGTCAAGAGGCCCTATTGGGCAACATGATTGCGATTATTGGGGAAATGAACCCCGATAGCGAAGACGATTTCACCCGTGCGGGCGTTCCAGACGCCAACCGTATGACGGCCTTGTTGAAAGACAAGTTCGACATCGACCATCGGGTAACCAAAATCGAACGGGATCACGCTTGGTCCCAGTTCAATGATCGGGACCCGGCAGAATCCATCCCCAAAGACGCATCGGAACAAGTCGCAACGGTGACGGTCGATGGTCAAGAATATAAGATCAACCGATCGAACCTCAAGCGCCGCAAGCCGAATGGTCTTGTATTGGACGGGCAGGAAATCAGCCAAATGTGGATCGACAGCGAAACTGGCCTCAAGTTCTACGAGCCGGTGGCCGAAATCAAAGCGTCGAATCTACTGATCAACCCGTTTCTTCACGACGAAGACTAGTCCAACCCCACGCACAGAAGAGAGTGCAAGATGTTTGAACAAGCTTATCGCCGCATGGCATTCGTTAATCGTTGGTCCATCGCCCGGACCCTCAACACTCAAAACATAGCAGAGCACAGCTATTTCGTATCGATCTACACGGATCAAATCTGTATAATGATGGGATACCGGCCCGAATTCCGAGCTGAGTGTATTTTGGTCGCCCTGTACCACGACCGGGACGAAATTTTCAGCGGGGACATACCCGGCCCGTTTAAGCGGGAAGTAGTGGACCCCACCAAGTACCACGGAATGAACGTAAATTTGGCGGTCAGTACGTTTAAAACGATCGCACCTAGGTTTAGCGACCAACATAAAGACGTTGTTAAATGCGCGGACCTGATCGATGAAGTCTTCTTCCTCAACAACGAAATACGGATGGGGAATTCATGGGTCGGCAATTTTCAAGAATCTTCCTGGGAACGTCTCATTGGCGCGGTTGGTAATTTGCAGGGAGACGACGAGAGGAAACAAAAAATACTCGACACCGTGCGTAAACAACTCGCCGGTACGGACAAAGTGATGAGGAACAGCGATGACTTGGAATCTTAATGGTAACCCATATGAAGTTCAATCCCGCGCGTTGGATAAGTGTGGCGGACGGGGGGAATTCGGTTACTGGATGGAAATGGGACTCGGTAAGACAGCAGTCGCTCTGTCCGATTTTTTAGAATTGTGGCTCAACCACGACGTAGACATTCTAATCGTAATTTGCCCTAACACTTTAAAGCGAAACTGGGCCAAAGAAGCAGAAACATGGTTAAAGATGGACCCAAACATCAGGGTTTGGCCGGAACTGGGGTCGGTTATTGACATGCCCAACATTTTTATTATAAACTACGAAACGTTGATTTATTCTGGCGGCGAGGAAGTCGATAGGTTGATCAATCGTTATCGTTGTATGGTGGTGCTCGATGAAAGCATCATGATCAAGAATCATAAAGCCAAAAAGACTAAATGGTTGCTACAGCGCAAGACGCTGATGGAATATCGTCGTTGTCTTTCTGGTTCCCCTATAGTTCAGGGTCCCCACGATTTATGGGCACAACTTACATTCCTGTCAGCCAATGGAAAGTCCAACTATTTCGCGTTTCGCAACTACTTCTGCCGTATGGGCGGGTGGCAAGGTAAGCAGGTGCTTGGCGTCAAGAAGGATAGAGAACTTGAGCTTGCGAATATGGTGGATCAGGTGGGGTTCCGCGCTAGGAAGGACGAATGGACCGATCTCCCGCCGAAAATCTACACGGAAAGACGATTCGACTTGACGAGGGACCAGACCGCACACTATACTACTATGCGCGACGATCTAATCGCGTACGTCCAAGGGGAGGAAATCGAAGTCCACATGGTAATCACCAAAATCATGAAACTGCAGCAAATTTCTTCGGGGTGGGTAAATTCCGAAGAAGGGGAACCAATTAAAATTCCTGGTAAAAACCCCAAACTGGACCTGCTGCTTGAATTGTATGAGACGCGCGATACTCCAATCGTGGTGAATGCCCACTACCGCCACTCGATTCAGGACATATTCGACGCGCTGGACAAAAAGAAAATTCCCTACTCGTTCATCACTGGAGGGATGCAAGATGAGGACATCGAAGCTGAGAAGTTCAAGTTCAACACTGGCGAAGCTGACATCATTATCTGTCAGGTGCGAAGTGCTAAATACGGGCACACTTTACTTGGTACTGAGGACAATCGATGCGCAACGGCAGTCTACTATGAAAACAATTATAGCCTTGACGACAGAATACAGAGTGAAGATCGAATCCATAGACACGGACAAACAAACGATTCCGTCCTTTATATCGATCTCATTGGGACAGAAGAAGAAATAGATATTATTAAATGTCTGCAACATAAGAGTAACGTGGCGCAATCCATCATCGACTATTTTAGGAGGTAAAATGGGGGAGTTCAAAGAGTTAGCAACTCTATACGCGGAGCGTGGCATCAGTCTCATTCCGCTTAAACCGGGACTAAAACGACCAATTAGCAATCATTGGCAACGTTATTGCCAAGAAATACCGACCGCAGACGAAATCGACGCGTGGGATACAAATCATCCGGGGTGCAACATTGGTCTATGCCTCGGTACGGGGTACGGCCCGGAGGGCGTCCAGATCATCGCGGTGGATATCGACGACGATGATCTCGTCGACAAAGTGAAACACGCGATAGGGTCGGACCAACCGGCCAAGAAAGGGAAGAAAGGATTAACTATTTTTGGCGTAGCACCGAAGGAGTTAACCAATGCAAAAATCCGACGAACCGACGAAAACGGAAAGCCTAAGAGCGCCCCCTCAGTGGAAATTTTGGCACTGGGAGCGCAAACCGTTATTCCGCCTTCTATCCATCCAGATACGGATCAACCCTACGAGTGGGTGGGCCAAGATATCCTTCAATCGGACTCGCTTCCGAGCATTACGTTCGGCACTGTGGATGAAATTAGAGCGATATGTACCGACAAAGACGAACATTTTGAGGCACTCAATACCATGCATTGGGCTGGTGTTGATGGGGGCGGGAATACTCATGATACCTGCGTCTCCGCAGTTGCGTTCATGGTGGCCCGCGATTGGCGCGACCTCGATATTCATAGTAGGGTTAGTCGTGCTAAGCGTTTGGCTGTGGAACGAACTGGTGAAGAATATAACTGGCCCGAAGAGGAACAAGTCGTCCAAGGATGGATAGATTCCGCTAGAGAAAAAGGAATGACTGGCAATGCCAAGTCGAAGAAGAAACCCCCTGCAGAACGAATTATGGCCGATTGGGCAATCGAGTATCTAGGAGGCCAAGAAAACGTAGCATGCGTGCGTGGCCAACTGCGCACATACCGAGACGGACATTGGCCTTTAGTTAATATACCTGACCTCAAGAGGAGAATGTACGATGCTGACGAATTTCTTAGATTACGCGATGTTGACAATGCTGTTTCTATTATACATACAATGCGTGAAAATATATCATTCGGATCAACCCCCGGCGTAGCAGCGAAAGATGATCCTAAAAAGCGTCGTATTTGCTGTCTTAACGGTACTATCGACGTTGTTTCTGGGGACCTACTTAAGTGGGATTCTAGTCACGAGCTTACTCATCAACTCGATGTAGAATGGGACGAAAATGCAAAATGTCCATTGTACGATAAAATCGTAAAGGAGACTTTCGATGGCGATACAGAGGCTATTACATTCTGGGACGAATACTGCGCTCACACCCTTGTTGACGACATGTCCTTCCAAAGGCTTCTCTTTCTCAGAGGTCCGGGAGGTAATGGCAAAGGTACCGTCTCCCGAGTGTTACGCAGCATGCATAATCCAGAATGTGTCGGATCAGTTGGAGTCACCGATCTTAACAACGAACGCAAAAGAACTTCACTTGTCGGAAAACTTGTTAATATCTCAGGCGAACAATCTCGACTTAACCTCGTTTCAGACACTTACCTTAAAAAGATTACAGGTGGAGACGCCATTGATATCCGGCGTCTGTATGGTGAAACCCAAAATAATGTTACATTATCGGTCCGTTTCCTTGAGTTGGTTAATGACATGCCAGCTACCAGTGATAACAGCGATGCTTTGCGAAGACGAATCATCATCCTCAATTGCCCAAACAAAGTAGAAAAACCTGATCTCGACCTCGACGCCAAACTTCACAGTGAACGTGCTGGAATCCTCAACAGATGGGTTCATTCTCTTAGAACTCTTTACGAGAGGGGCAATTTCATTACTCCCGAGCAGTCCAATCAATCTGTGGCCGAATACATGCTTGAAAATGATCCGGTTGGACGCTGGATTGTCACCCGAACAGAAAACGTTGATATTGAGGAAGGCTCTCCCTCTCCAGAACTCTATGCGGACTTTGCGGAATGGTCACGTGTTAGTGGATACCAAAAGCCTTTTACAGACGTCTACTGGGGAAAAAAACTAACTTCTGCCGGGTATCCCGCTAAAAATAAAAGAAAAGGCCGCGTAGTTGTTAGGCTACGCGGCCTTAAGTTGAAAGAGGGACTAATGTAGCCCCTAGGCGCGAAAAAATAGGGCTTGTTCTTCGTTCCGACGTCGAACAAGACCCGGCAGTACCTTACCCCCGCCAAACTTCCAGCGGGGGAATTCTTTTCCAGCACCGATCGTATCGCCGCGATTCAATTTCCGCATCAGGGTAGAACACCGGGTGGCACTTACCCCTACGTTATACGCAAACGAAACGAGGGCCGAGAATTGGTTCTCCGTAATGGGTACAGACGTCATCACCGATATGGCGTACTCAGTGCCCCGTACCTCGTGGTCGAGGAGGGCCGAGGCTCGCTCGTCCGTGATATCTGGATCGGTGAGGGCCACAGGGGTACCGTCCGGGTAGCGTATAGTCCCGTAGCCGATCGTCGGGACGGACGCGGGGCATAAATACGGAGATAGTCGAAGGCCCTCGTGCCGTTTGATTATGTCGAGTCCGAAGCCATTGATCTTCATTTCTTCGAAAATCCTCGATCGCCGAACCAGAATGAAATAATCGCGGCGAACAGCCCATTGATCTCGGCATTCCAAAGATGCTTACCGGCTTCAAACGCGTCCATTCCAGTTTTCAACATAATGATGTATGCTGACATTTCCACAAAAATGAAAAGTGCCATGAACATATAAGTAATGGTGGGTCGTACGCTTGATCGGTAAGCGTCCATCCATTTGTATCCGGATCGAAGCTGAGAATCGTGGACCCGTACCGCTTCCAAATCACGGATTTGGGCATCGATGATTGCTCGATCCTTTTGGATTTCTGCCGTGGCCTCCAACATTTTGAGTTCGTGCGCGTTATTCTGCCGCTGCTCAAAATAGCCAAGAATTTTTGGTAAAAAGCTGGTCGCGAAACCCAGTACACTGCCTAGGAGTGTGATCATCCTTCGTATCCTCCAGTTATCATCAATTTAATTACGCCGATAATGTGACCAGACCACCAATAAAAGAAACCGGCTAAAGAACCAACAACTGTAAACCCTCCCCCAATCACAATAGAAAGAACTTGAAATCGAGTTTGGTCAATACGATGATGGATTCTTCCCATCGTTGCATTCGCTTCTTTGTTGCCGGTGACGACACGATCCCGAATTCTGTCATGTTTTTCATTCAAATTTTTAATATCTTCACGAAGTCGATCGTCAGTGCGTTCTTGTAATTCGCGCTCCCGATTACATTCTATAATATGGGCGTTAAGTTTCGCCCTTACCGCTGATAAGTCTACGTCGCCCATAGTAATCTTCTAATCCGTTGGACTTGATGGCGCAACGGTAAGAGTACCATTGGCTGTGAAAGTACCGCCACTACCAGCGTTATTAAAAAAATTATTGGCTGGAGTTTCCCCATCATTCAAATGAAAGAACATAGGGGGTTGGGTACCAGTAAAAGCTTCGCCTTTTGCTCCCGGATTGACAGGCTTACCGCTCGCGTCGATGAAGTTTCGCCTGTTTGCTTCAACTGTGAGATCAATGTATTCCCCCGGATCGAACCAAATATCAAATACGTCGCCTGACCAAGGAGCATAGGCTCCGGAGAATCCCGGATCATTCAATACGTTCCATCCGGATGCAGTTTCGTAGTTGATATCGTCATTGGAGAATGTGGTTTCGGTAACAGTCGCCAATACGTCATCCACGTACCATTTAAATGAACCGGCAACCGATAAATCCCAGGAAATTAAATGGTGATGAATTCCTGGATTTGTAACGTCAGTAAACACTGTATCATTTTCAACATTCAAAACAATTGTATTTACTGAATTGTATGCATTAAGCACGAATGTGTCGGAAGCATATTGGTGACTGAACAACAAACCAACATTCGCTCCTCCGGAAGTGCCTGAACTTATAACGTATCGATGATGAACAGTATTAGTATTGATTTCAACCCAAGCGGAAATTAGTCCTTGTTTACCATTTGACACGCCGGATAGGGCGGATGCTCTATTTGCGAATTGGGTACCGTTCGAATTTACAGCATCCGCAACATACTCCCCAGTAGTAACCGATTGTAGCATTCTGGAACTAAGCATTAGCTCATATCCAATCCGCACTCAAATCCATACCATATCGTTCCGCCATCAACGGTGAAGAACGAAAGAACGTCAACGCCCGACGATGTTAGCGTGGGCGACGCGCCAGAAGGCCAATCTACAGAAGCGGGCCAGTTCACTGTTTGTGATCCCCCATTGGTAAGAATCAATGTGAATGAACCACAGCTTCCAGAAGCGGGGGGATTCGAAAACGTGAACGTTGTTTCCGATGTATCCACCGTAGCGGATACGACATTCCCATCCTCAAGATCGATGTCTTGAGCCCCCCCGCCAATAGCACCAATAGTATTTACCGTTTCGGCGTAGTCTTTAAGCTCGGGTCGTTCGAGTTCTCGATCGTCCATTTTCCCCGCTGCGTTGCGGGCTGCTTCTGATGGGAATCCCATATCTACCTTCCTTATTTGTCTTCGACGACTTTTTTAGCGTCAAGAACGTCATCGACAAAAATAATCAAAGCTCGATCGGCCACGCCGAACGGGAATTGTCTGGTCCGTTCCTTCAAAAGTCGATGTTCATCGGCATCAAGGCGAAGAATATTTCCATTTTCCATCGCCTTATCGATCTTATCCGAAATGTCGCAAATTTTGCGCATTTTGTCATACGTAATTCCTTCATTGGAACTAGGCATGTTGATGATTTGTTTCAATAATCCCCCATAAGTGGGATTATCTGCTCCTTCCGGTATCCCGGAAAGTTCCAAATCCTTCAATTCGATTTCGTATTCGGCCATTTCTTTCTCCAATTTTTGTTTTTTGCGGTGGTTATTTCTTGGCTATAGTGGGGCACGACATATCGCTGTATTCGGGAACACCCCAATACTTGCAAGATTTCGCGTTGAATAGTTTGTGGCACGCCGGACCTTTGGCGTAGGTTTCGTCCTTCTTGTTCAGGCAGACGATACTGATAGACCCACCAGCGCCGGGTCCGACACCGAGAAACACACCAGCCTTCTTGTCCTCGAACACAGGCGAGCCATCAGCATTGCTGACATCACTGGGTAAACCAGAACAAGACGCAAGCACTGCACCGAGTGCGAACGCCACGAGCATGGATAAAAACGAGCGATTAAACATTATAGTCTCCATTGGTCATGCTGCGAATTTACATTAACGCTTCGCAACTAGGCGCTATTGAAGTAATCCATAGTTTTGAAGGTCGCCAATAAGCGTGCCTAAAACGTCTGCCAACTCGGCGGTCGAGGTCGCATTAGCATCGTAGGCTCTGTCTGTCGCGCCGTTCGTCACGGTGTATGCTGCTGGTTGCGCGACAGGGGTAGCAGCAAAGAAGCCAATGCCGGAACTATTAAACTCGGCGATTTTCGTCCCGCCGAATGAAGTCATTATTTTGGTGGAGATAGCCCCCCAAATTTCCGTTAAATCGGATTTCCGACCAACGCCGCAATTGGCGCTCTGTTCGCGCCGCCAAATGTAGAGGGGAATTTCAGGCTCGGTGCCATCGTAATTGACGATGCGCCACACAACCATTTTATCACCGTCATAG